TGGATCAGCTGGCGGGTCGTTCGGCTCTGGGTCATTCTCAAACCGTACCCTCTTGGGCGTCATCGCGAACGGGTCGAAAATGAGTCCTCGGCCAACGAAACCACCCGCACACCAGGTGCGTTCTCCGAAACCGAACGATTGCGACTCTCTTCTCTGCATGGTTCCCATCTCCCTTCGTCGCGCCCCAGGTTCGCCCGGCGCTGTGGGCTTTGCAGGTCACGGACCTGCGACTGTGTCCTTAACTTGACCGGTGAAGGTCAATCTCCCGTGGGTCCTCGATCCAGTCACGAAGCAGTATGGCAGCCTCGGTGCTTGGAAGACCCGACGAAAGTCCAACAATCTCCTGCGCCCCACCTTCACGGTAGGAGCGAGACGTGTCACCGACATTCTCAGAAGCAATGCCAGCTTTCTTCATTGAACTTTCAGGAAGTGAACCACGAACGAGTTCCAACGCTACCTCGCAAGTGGCCTGCTTTACTTCCTCCGGAATGTCTGTCTCACCATTACGTGGGAACTCACGCACTTGATCCTCGTCTGTCTTCTCAAGCACGAAGTTGCATTGGTCCACCAATCGTGTGGCGTGGCGCAACGCCTTGTTCTTGCTGGCATCGGTAGCGTCGGCCCATGCCGTATCTTCCATAATGCGATCATCAAAGTACGCATTCGCATACGTGAGATCTGCGTATGGAGTAACTGCTGCGTATGCCATCGTCAGTTCCCCTTGCGCGTACGCGGGTGGGCGCGGGCGGGCGCGCTCCTTTTATTGCTTCGTTCGTCCGAAATCCGGGTCGTTCTGGATCTCGACACCCGATCGAGATCACTGCCAGTCACCTTACCAGTGATGCGCTCGGCGTCACCGTGACTGCTAAACTTCCCGTTACTCTTCCTCGTCTTCATCGTCGTCACCTGCACCGAACAGTGCGTCGATTTCTTCGTCGGTAAGTTCACGTTCCTCGACATCAGTGTGTGGAGGCGGTACGAGCTCGCCATCTGGTTCTTCCACTGTCTCCAGATCACCTGGACCCCAGGCAAAGCGTTCCTTGGCGCGCTCTTCTTTTGTCTGCCTCTTGGCCATCAGTTTATGATCTCCAAGGTCGCTTTACCGCGGTCGATGCTCACCACTTTGTACTTCGTGCCGCGTGGGAGCAGGTACTCATCCTCGACGTTGAACCGTCTGAGTCCAAACGGTGTTTTGCCACCACGCAAGTACATGCCTCTGAAGCCTTTCGGCACCCTGATCTCCAGCTCAAACCCACCGAACGAGCGACTCACGTAGTTGCGCCCACGCTGAGAGAACGTGGTGGACGCGTAACCACGATCGACGAACACGTGACCCGGCTTCTTCAGTATCTTCTCGGCATCACGCCACCCACCCGAGATGAAGCGCGCAACCTTAAGATCGCGTTCCAACGGCGGTGCCTTTCGGAACACCGAGTCCATGTTTTCAATCTGTCGACCTGTGTACCCACCACCTTTCACACCGTACTTGCGCAACTGTCTGTTCACGTTGGACGAGGTGGATGAGTATGAACGAAATGCCTCGACCTCGCTGCTGGTGGAACGACTGGCCAAGTCTCTGGTCTGCTGTGTAAGTCTACTGACATATGGTTCCGGCGCATAGTCCACCGGTCCAATGCTCGACTTCACCTCTCCAGCGACGATGCCAGACTTCTTCGCGGCGAGCTTGGCTTCTTTAGCCGCTAGCTTGGCTTCCTTCTTGGCGAGCTTGGCCTTCAGCTTCTCCTCTTTGAGCGCCTTCTTAGCTGCCAGCTTCTCAGCTGCTGTGGGCTTGTCGGCGTAGCTCTTCTTCACTTTCGTGGCAGCGGGTGTGAGTGAGGTGAGTGCCTTCTTAGCTTTCGGCGTGTCCATCACCTCGAGAACAATCCCGCTGGCATCCTTCTTCACCACATGGAGTCTCGCTCCGCGCGGGAGTGTGAAGTCCTTAGTGGGCCCGCCCGAGTACACGCCTGTAGAGCCTGAGCGCACGCGCACCTGTGCACTGAAGAACTTGCTCTTACCCTTGGATTTGACAGCCGCTTTCTCGATGGCATTTGAACCAACGCTCGAGACTGAGCCTTGCACGAAGCCCGGGAATTTGAACTCCTTCCCTACACTCGGGATTGTAAAGTCATCGGGGAATGCCGCGGTCATTCTGAAGTCTTTTGTTGTCACAGGCGCGCGGGCCATTAACCCATCCAACCGATTGATGCGCTTCTTGGTCACACCTGACATCTTGCCTTCAACAATCTCACGGTTGATCCCGTACCCGCTCGCCTTCAGTTTGCCAAGCGCTTTGCGCTCAAGCTTGTGCGGGTCGAGTCCCTCGAAGGCGTTCTCCATCTCCTTCGTGGTAGAAGCTGCGGGGAAGTCCACAGACTTCGACTTTACTTTGCACGGTGAATTGCAAACCTCGTTCATTGCCTTTGCAGCAGCGGTCTCAGGCACGTCCTTCACCGCCTGCTGGACAGCGTCCTTTCGGCCGAGCGCGTACGCATTCTTCTTGTCCAGCTTCTCGTGGTACTTCTTCAGCGCTTCATCTTGCCCAGGCTTCGTACCAAGAGTCTTCGTCTTTGCTGCAGCCCGAGCTTCCGCTTGCTGAGTGGCTCGCACGGTGCTCGCCTTCACCGGTTGCACACCGAGCTGTTTAGCAAGCTCTTTGAGTTTCTTGTCCTTCGGATTAAAAGCCAGTGCGCGCTTAACAGCCTCCTTGTCAGAAAGGACGCCGTTGTTCGCCTGCACTAACTCATCGAAGCCGAGCTTCCGCGAACGCCAAAGATCATCCTTGATCTTTGTGCCTGTGATACGACGTGTAGCTTTTCGCGGCTGCTTGCGCAACCACGTCTCAAATTTGGTGTCACGCTTGATCAGTTGAGTCTTAGGGAGCTTGTCATCTGGGTTCTCCCGCAGCGGGCGCACTCGCCTGTACTCGTCTTCATCCACCGGCTCGTCACGCATATGCCCGACCAGTGTACACCGACAGTTGTGATGCCGTGGTGGTCCTGGAGGATTTGAGCCGAGTGGGAAGAACGTACCGTGCAGCGAGGCGCAGAGCATACACACCCGATCATCGAGCGTGGCATCCCACGTATAGCCATCGAACACGTCAGGATTGTTCTCGTACGTTGCACGAAGCGCATCGTTCGTGGCCGCGCTGAGATTGGTCCTTACCAAACGGGTTGCCGCAGACTGCGCCATGCCTGTGATCTTCTGAATGTCTTTCGACATTTCACCAACAGAGTCGCCAGATGCCAGACCTGTCGTGATGCGCTTCTTGATGTCCTTGCCCATCTTTGCGCTGATCTTGAACGCACTCTTTGCGGGCAGGGTGTTCAAGATTGGGCGTGTCGCCATCTCGTTCACAGCGCCCACTGGGACCTGATCAAAGGTATGCGTCAGGTCTGTCAACTTTTCAGCCTTCTCTGCCGTGAGTGATGCGGTCTCGGCGAGCTTGGTGTTGATCACCTGTCTTCGCATCCGAGTCACCGCATCAGCAGTGGTCTTCGCAGCTGCGTCGGCGAGCGTGTCTACCTCGCGCATGATTCCTTCTACAATCTTTCGCTGCTGCGTAGCAGACTTGATCGCACCAATCTTCTCGAGTTTCTTGAGCTCGGCCACTTTGTTCGAGAGGCGTGACGATGCTTCGGAGTACGATCGTGACACGACCTTAGCAGCGCCGATCTCATCTCTGAGGTCTGCCTGCCTCGCTCGCATTACATCATCTTCAAAGCCCATTTACTACCCCACGTCTGCTTCTCGCCCAAACGCCATGCGATCAGCCTCTCGCATCATCTCGTTCACTGCCTCGTCGGGCTCTGCTGGATCATGCCCGCGCAGTTCGGCGCCAGATTTCTTCGAGAGAATGCCCTTCTCTACATCGCGAATGATCGCAGCTGCCCGATCAGAGTTCTCGTCCATCCACTCCTGATCATCAATCTCGCGCTCGGCAGCCGTGATCACGTCCTCATCAACCGTGCCTTGTAGCACGGTGCGAACCATTTGTTTTGTGATGGCCTTCTGGAATTCTTCACTGCGCACCGACAGTCTGGCAGTGTTCAGTCTTTCGAGTTTCAGCTGGCGTTCTTCATCAGACTCCATCTCATACTGGTCGGGGTATTTCACCGTGGCTACGGTGCCCTCACGTCCCAAGTAGATGTGTACGATGTCGGCGATCTCTCGCTCTGCGCTCTCAAGCTGCGTGGCGATGTACTTCAACCCAGCTGAAAGACCAACACGGTCCTGTTTCTTCGACTCGCCCGACTGTTTCAGGGTGCTCACAGACAAAGAGGTTAGCGCCAGATCACACGCAGCTCGAATGCGTTTCGAGATCTCCTCTTGTTTGCCCATCGACGCTGTCAGATTTGCAGTTTGTGGAGCGATGTACGAAGGCGCGCTCAGCCCTTTCTTGTAGCGTCGGCCTTTTGCCATCCCGACGACCGAGCCTTCATCGCCAGTCTGATCGAGCCCAGTGTCGGTGTCCTGTGACTGAGGATTCCCGAGTGTCTTCTTTCTGCCGGTGGGTCGCAGTACGTCGGTCGATGGATCATACTGCTCAGTGTACAGCGGGAAATTGAACCTGAAGAGAAAGCTCATGTCTGTGGATGCGAGATTCATCAAACCAAGCTGCATGTCAGCCATGTCGACCATGAGTGACTGAGCAATACGGAACTCGACCACAGGCAGCCGTGGAAGTTTCAATAACATCTGATCCACCTGCTTGCCTGACTCATCATAGATGACAACTGCCACGCCCTCACCTGTAAGGCCAGCGTACTCTTCACCTTGAGCAAGCAGCTTGATAAAGCGATACTGCTTCGACCGACCGGTGGTCAGCCCCGTGTCCGGGTCTTTGACATCGACCCACATCTCAATGAGCACCGCTGTCAGCTGACCATCATCGCTGTATGTCCACGACTTACATTGTTCGGCGGTGAACGTCCACAAGTATGGCAGGTCTTTGGTCTCGTCTGCTCGAGTGATCGGCACGGGCCTGTCTGATTCTTCCTCGAGCCCTAGGTCTCCCGGTTGAGGCGGACTGTCCACGAACACGTACACCTTCTGCTGTGTCAGAAGACGCGGCAGAATGTCGGTGCCGATGAACGTTGTCATCGATGATCTGAACGTGTCGACATTCTGATTGGTCATCGTCACGTACCGCTGATCACCGTTGCGTTGCACCTGGTGCATGTGCGTGAGCAGTGCGTCTCGTACATCGTTGATTGCCTGCTGCGCATCGCCGGGGTTGTACGTGAGCTCTTTTCTGCGATCAAAGTCCTTCTTGTTCTCACGCTTCGTGAAGCGTTTCAGGTACACGTCGATGAAGTCTCGACCGCCCTCGTACGCAAGCCAGTACTTCATCCACAGCGAGATGTTCTTTGTGTATTCGGGGTGTGCGAGCTCATTGATCTTTTTCTTCTCGGCCATTACGTTGGGTCCTCAACCACTTGCGACCCGGAGCCAGCCATTAGTTGGCCAGCCTTCCGCACCGCCATTTCCAACGCGTCCGGGCCATCATCGTGATCACCCGTGGGCCACGTGCAAAGTTGTTCAATGAGCATTCTCGCACCGCGTGACCGCCTCTTGAATTTGATCCTGCGTCTGGTCACGTACGGGTCAAGCCTTCTAATCCGCACGTTCTTGTTGATGTTGCCGTTCTCGAGTGGAACGATGGGTGCGATCAGCTGCCGCCGAACAGCCTCATCCTCGCACTCAAGAACGATGCATTCTTGGAACTGGTTCGACTCGACCACCGCTACATCAGGCTGCTGCATGGCAGTGTACGCCACCATGTCCTGCACTAACTGGCGCACCGGGCGCCGGCGCATGTCGCAATCGACGTAGAGCCAACCATCCGTGTCCACCACCAAGAAGATGATTGCCTGGTAGTCACCGCGCCTCGCGTCTTTGCCCTTGCTCGGGTCAAGAGCCATGACGGACACGGCCACGTTGTTGGGCGCGGGCCAGTTGTCAAACCAAATGTCATCACCATCGAACATGTCACCCCATTCACAGAGCGAGTAATCGATGGGGTTGCACTGCATTTCCTGCTCGAACGAGGAGTGCCCCATTGCTCGCATCTTCATAAGGGCAAGTGCGGTGTACAGTTCAGGCCACGCAACAACAGCGCCTTCGAGCATCTCCTTTTCGTGTGACTTGTAAAACTCATCAGCCTTCTGTTCACTCTCTTTGCTGAGTGATGCGTAAATGCCTTCCCACTCAGCCCAAAGATCCATGCGCGTCGGCATTCGGAAGAAAGCTTTAAATGACTTCCTATCCCAGCCAGGTGTCCGCATGATGTGGGATACGAGACACTCGCGATGCAATGGTGTGCCGATGACAATGAAGTTGGTGTCCTGATCACCGGCCTTCATCACCGAGTTAAAGAACCAATCGCGTTTGTGCTCGCGTGTTGTGGCACTGTACTTGCTCTTATCATTCTCAGGATCATCGACGATGAACAATGAGGGCCTGTGTTGCCCGTGACGGCGACCGCGTACGGGGTTGCCTGAACCGAGGGCCTCAATCATCACACCATTGCGAGTGACGATGGAATTCTTCGTCCATGTAGGGCCCTTGCCTGTGGCGTGTGGATAATCGGCAGCCAACGCTTCGTTCGTCTCGAGCTCAGCCTTGATGCCTGCCAGGTACTTCCTCGCCTGTGGCGCGGTGTCAGCTGTGAGAATGATGTAGTGCTCACTGTCAGTGCAAACATCGTACAGCGGTTTACCCAATGTGAAGAATGAAGATTTCGCGCTACCACGGTGTGCAACTCTCACGAACCTGATACCACGGTGCGTCTGAGTTTGGTGTACCACGTTTGTGGAGAAATCTTTATGCATGTACGAGAATGGTC